ATCATTTTCAAATTCAATCGAACCCTTATTTAGTACTTTCGTTCCAGGTTGTAAGAAGAACGGTACATGTTCTAACATTGTAGTGATACGAGCTAACATCTCACGAGCTGTAGACCCTTTGTTAGCTAGAATAGCGATTGTTTGTTCAGGTTGAAATAGTAAATACCAGACTAGATAGGCACAAGTTGTAATCGACTTACCGGACTGTCTACACGCGAGAACAATACTGAATCGACTCTCGTCAAAGTGTGTGATTAGATCATCTTGATATCCACGAAGTTTAAACGGTACAAGTCCGTCATCAAGTGAAATAATTTTTATATAGTTTTCAATAAAGTGAGCTGGGTTTTCCATACACTTTTTGTATTCTAGGATTTCATGTTCAGTCCATTCAGAACTAACACCGGCTCTTTTAACCGATAGATTCCCTAAGTAACCTTCATTCTTGTGCATTTTGTTTTAATAACTTCTGTAATTCTGCTGAGGATCCAACAAATAAATTGTTTTGTACTTTGTCAGGTTTATTGTAATCTTTGTCTAATAGATTCATCTTGTGTTGTAGGTCTATCAATTTTTCTGTTGTTTCACCAACTGTCTTGATCAACTGACCCGCTACTTCATAGACACGAGGATGTTCTGATTCCTTTGCGATCTCTAAAATACCCTCTATAGCGTCCTGTCCTCGCTCTACAAGACCGTAAAAGATTTCTCTTGAGTATTTGTAATCATTACCTTTATCTTGATCGTTAGATGTTATAGTAGGAAGATTTTTCTCTGCTTGTACGATTTCTCCTTGAATATCAAGGAGCTCGTCTAATTTTTCGTCAACTTTACTCATACTATTATTTATAACTACTTAGGATCGCTTGATTTATCGTCTGAGTATGTTATACTAGGTTGTTCAAACCATTCTGTTTGTTCGTTGTATGTCACATCATCACCGGGATTAGCATCTGATGGTATCGGTGTTACTGTTTGATTGACTACTCTACCTGCAGTATCAGTCGAAGTAATTTTACCAGTACCAGGTTCAAGGTAAGTTCGAACATTAGCTTTTCTAATGATTTCTGATTTTTGAACCGGACCATATATATAGTTTTTCATTGTAAATTCTAAAGTATATGTTAGTACTTGTCTAGCTTCAAAGTCACCTTCGTATGTGTCTTCTTGTGATATACTACTTAATATGATAGGTATATCTCTCTTGTCACCCATGTCGGGTACTGTATTGATCGTAACTGTGTAATCGGGTGTGAAGTACGGTAATATTTGTTCAATTATCTGTAATCCATCATCTGTATTCTTTACTAGTATACTTAATGTAAATCCTATGTTATACGGAGCAGGTGCGAATTGATGTTGCATCTGTAAAGGATTACTAGCTGTAGCTTTCTTAAATTGTGTTTTTTTAGTCAACTTTCTTGAAGCATCATACTGAATACTACTCATCTCAAATCCCATACGAGGTAAAGTTGTAGCAGTCATTTTATCATAAGGATCAGGTGTAGATTGTAATCTAGCGATGAATCTTTTTCTAGGACCATAAGCTAATGGAACTTTTATAGTTTTTCCGTCTTCTCTTACAATACTAATATCGTTAAATAGTGTACCGAATACTGAGACAGCCCTTTTAATTGTTGAATGATAAAAATGTTTTCCGAACATTATGTTGATTCTCCGAACGGATTACCTTCTGAGAAATCAATGATTCCATCAGCATCCGATTCAATTTCAAAGTTGAACGCTCCAGGATCAGTTGAGATTGTTTGATTACTTCCAACTGAAACAACAACTCTTCTAGATGCTAGACTATCTTCAACAACGATGTGATCGAATGCTGTAGAGTCTGTACCTGTAGTTTGAGATGTATTCGATTCTAGTCGTATGAAAGTTCCGTCTTCATTACCGATATTATCTGTACCAGTAGAACCATCGGTTATTACACTAGGTATCTGAATACCAGCTGTACCATCTTCAAAAGCTATGTTATATCCTTCTTGACTCGGACCAGACATTATAATTCGATCTCCCTCATTCGTAATTTCCATCGCTATAAGACCTGTAGAAGTATCTGTATTCAAGAAGTTATCGTATACTATAGGAACACTTGTATCTGATGATGTGATGTAAGCTATAGATAATTTGTTTGTACTCTCATTCCAAGCTTGAACTTTACCTGAAATTACAAATCCAGTATCAGAAACTAACTGACTGACTGTCTCACCGACAACAAAGTCTCTTATTGTTGGTGTATCAGCTAATGTCAAGTCTAGGCCTACAGCATTAGCTAATGCCATACCTGTATCAAGAGCATCAACATTAGTATTAAAGTCTTCACCAGAGTATTCAAAGAGATCACAACTCATTTTAAATGTATACAATTTACCTAATTGATAAAAAGTGTTTTCGTGTTCTACAAACTTAATTTCAAATAGACTGTTAGATAGTGGAAAGAAAATAAGATCACCTTCATTCGGTCGTATTCCTGTAGCTAAGTTAGCGTCTAATGAGACAAATCTTTCCCAACTCCTTTTCGACATGATAAATGACGCTGAGTCTCTTGTTTCTATACCAAACTTAGAGTATAATTCTCCTTCACCTTCAAATCCTTCTTGACCTTCTAGATACATTTCGACTTCGTAAGCGTCTTCAAATTGAGAATCGGCCGCGTCACCTAATATAGTATTTTCGTTGATTATATTTCGGGGTAAGTAGTAACAATTATGTCCATACATGCGTAAAGATTCTACAATCAAATCTTCTACAAGATTCTGTTCTGTCTTTACAGCGTGGTTAAAATGTACTGATGTCGCCATGAGTAGGTTATCCTATCATATCATTAATTGGTAACTCGTATCCCAATCTTAATTCTTCTTCGAGTTTAGTTATCTCTTCTTTCGCGTCGTCTACTAATTGTCTTCCGTTTAGTGTGACTCCACCAGGTAATAAGATTCCATCAAATTTGATTAGATTCTGTCCCCATTGTAATTTTAGTTTAGCTGTTGTATATTTCTTTAACCATACATCGTTATATATGTCTGTGAATGTTGTCGGATCTTGTTTTCTGATACATTCGATAACTAGATATTCACCAGCATAAACACTATTTTTCCAATCCATATCTATGTAGAGTCGGTTTCCGTGTTTACTGTGTCGCATGAATGGTTTACCGACTAACATCTGGTCTAACATTCCTAAATGTTGTTGTACCATTTCATAATGTAGTACAGAAGTTGATTGTAAGTCGTACATGTCGTGTAGTCTTAGTTGATATCTTAAATCAAACATGTTAGATGTACTAGAATTAATATCTAATACTCTGACAACAGACATAACTGATTCAGGTAATTCAATGTAGTTATTCCCTTCTAACCAATTAGTAGCACCATTATCTGAACCACCTTGTGTTGATGAAGTTAAAGTTGAGTTTGTTAATTGATTATCGATCTCTGTTTGTGTAATGAGATGTTTTAGATAAGTTCTTAAAGTACCATCGTAATGATATTCTTCAAAGAACTGAAAAGCATCGTCTAGTACATCATCCGCTTGATCATCATCTACATTAATTTCAACAACAGGATACCCTAGTTGTCTCTTACAGTACGATAAAAGTGTCGCCTTACTGTTTGGTATAGCCATTTATAAATTCCTCTTTAGTACTATTTATATCAAATAGAATGTTAGAGTCTGTACTCTTTCGCGGCCGCTTCTTGAATTCTGTCTAACTTATCGTTAAGTTTTTCAATAGCTGCTAATATCCGACTCATGTCTTCGGCCAATTCTCTTTTTGATACATAGTCTCTCGCTATTTCTTCTCTTGTCTTATTGAGAAGTATGTCTTGTCTTCTTATTTCGTCATGTGTACTTCTGACCCACCAAGCTAAAGGCATGATTACTAGTGTTAGTATTACATTCCATATTAGGTGAGACATTTCAAATTCCATATTATTTTACTAACCATTCCTCTACTGTGGCTGAGATGTCTCGCATCTTAATCCAATTTGTTCCTTTCTGTTCTGTTTTTAATAGTCTCAATTTACCCATAAGTCCTACAGTATCCCACTCAGGTCTGTTTTCTCTTTGTACATAGTCTTGTCCTTCTACATACGCAGGGTTGTCTTTTTTTCTGTCAACTGTAGTTGATGTGAATGTATCATTTTCTTCTACCGTAGGTACTGTTACACCTTCGGGTACTCTATCTTCATGCATAGAGTGAGTTGTTACCTCTCCTTCTTCATCAGTAGTTTTCCAAGAGTAAGCTTGAACATTCTCTCTGATATGAGTACCAAAATCATCTGTTAAATATTTTCCTTTCCATTTACCTTGTATATCTGAGTCGCCGACAACGCCAGGATTTCCTGATATAACACCAATAATTGTACCTGCAGTATCATCGGAAGTAGCTCTTCTAATCTTTTCATTAACTAGCACTACTGACCAGCCTCTTCTATCTTCTGAACCAGAGTTTCCATCTGCCCATTCAAAGTATTCTGCGTAATCAGCTCCACCGCCATTCCAAGCTCCGTCAGCATACGCTTGACCATCTCCTCTATGACTAAACTCAACATCTGAAATAGTAGAACCGTTTCCTGTAAAGCAGGTGTAGAAACTATAGTTAGCTGTATTAGAAGTAAAAGACCCATCTGTAAATGTGGAAGTATAGCTTCCAAGTGAAGTACTAGTATTTATAAGTACCAATGTACTTGCTCCTGAAGCAGCCGTTTCTGTTACTCCTAGTCTACCGTATACACCACTTGCAGCATTATGGTAAGTATTAGTACCACCAACAGCTAGAAGACCCCCACTGGTAATCCTCATGCGTTCTGTCATAGCACTATTATTG